CTACGGGCAAAAAAATTCCTTTATACGGAACAAATAAAAATATAGGGGGGTTTGATGCTCAAATTCCTTTGTTCATGCGAGGTGATTCTATTAGTATTGATTTTGGGTATATTTATTTTGATTCAAAAGGGAATGAGGTAAAACAAACTTCTAATTGTTTCAAGGGATATATTACGGAAGTAGGTTCAAAAAAGCCAATAGAGTTAAAATGCGAGAATAATATGTGGCTGCTTAAACAAATACCATGCACCCCTTCGGTTTGGTCGGGAAGTGTAGAAGATTTAATTACCCATTTACTTGCCCCATATCCTCAATTTACTGTAAACAACACAACGCAAACAACTTTTAATGATCACAAACCCAGAAGTTCAAACATTGGGGAAAGAAGAATATCTAATGAATCGGTGGCTCAACTTTTGGAAAGATTAAATAAAGAGGCTAACATTCACGCTTATTTTAGAGGCAATGAATTAAGAATTGGTTCTATTGTTTATTTTCCTTCCGATAATGTAGTTAATGGGAAATTTAATTATAAAAAATTTATTTTTCAGCAAAATGTAATATCTGACGATTTAATCTATAAAAGAAAAGAAGATTTAAACTTAAGTTGTATTGTTACTTCTCAATTTCAAGAATTAACCGGGGAATTAACAAAAGACGGGCAAGAGAAATCAAAGCACGTAAAATTAGAAATATTAGTGTATTGGGATAAGTTAGTTAAGAACGCTGACGGAACTTACGGCAAATGGAAATACATTCAAAAGAAAAAAGGCGAAGAACTTCCCCCAAACTTAGAGGGAGAAAGATACACGGTAATAATGTTAAATGAAACTAAATTAGAAAATATGTTTCAAGCTGGGAAGGATAAATTAAATAATTTTTACTACGAAGGGTTTAGGGGAAAGTTTACCACTTTTGGGATTCCATACGTAAGACAAGGGGATTATGTTTCTATAAACGATTCTATACTTCCAGAAAGAAACGGGAATTATGTAGTGAGAGGAGTTGAATATTCAGGGGGCATAAATGGACAAAGACAGACATTAATTTTAGACTATAAGCTATGAACGAACAATTCTCAAGGTCTATAAATTTATCAATAAAAAAATTGGCTGGCACTTTCAACCAACAGGCCATTGTGTTTACTACGGGCTTAATTCAAACAGTTGATTTAAATTCAAGATCGTGCGATGTTCTTATTGATCACGATGTAATTATTAATTGTAAATTAATGGCTGCAATTGGGGATGGAGTTTTATTTGTTCCTTCCGTAGATTCTACTGTATTGGTAACTTACTCAACTTACAATGATGCTTATGTTTTGATGGCTTCCGATTTAGACGTAATTTCGCTAAAAGGTAACGAATTAGGTGGACTTGTAAAGGTTATTGATTTAACGACTAAATTAAACAATTTAGAAAACGATTTAAACAATATTAAACAAGCGTTTAATTCTTGGACTCCAGTTCCGAATGATGGCGGGGCTGCTTTGAAGGCTGCGAGTTCAACTTGGGCAGGTTCCAATATAACAGTAACGCAAAGATCGGACATAGAAAACCAAAATGTAACACATGGCAATTAATTATGACATAGCGTTAAATAACAACGACATTCAATTTTTGAATGGCGATTTTGGTATTGCGGAAAGTGATGAACAACATATCATAGACACAATTAATGCTTTTCAAGGATGGTGGAAAGAATATCCTGCGGACGGGGTGGGCTTAATGGCTTACCAAAAATCTTCGGGAGCAATGACCGGGTTAAACAGAAGCATTAAAATTAATTTAGAAAGTGACGGTTACAGAGTTAATGACATGGTTATAACTTTGGACGCTTCGGGAAATTTAGTTATCAATCCTAATGCAGTTAAGAAATGACGTACACCGCAATCAATGGGCAAAGTTTGTTCGATGTATGCTTAAATGCTTACGGAACTTTGGATGAATTGTACAAATTAATTCAAGATTCTAGTATTTCAAACGTAGATCAACACGTTAATACTGGGCTTTCATTTACTTATGATCCTGCTTTAGTAGCAGATCAACAAATTAATCAAATCACAACTTTATCTGGGGTTATTTTTGCCACAGTTCCGCAAAATAATGGGGCGGCAATGTATATTATTCAAGGCGGCAACAATAATTTTATTCAAAATACTCCTTATACACCACCCACCATGCTTAGCCAATATTCATACCAAAGGACTTCGTTTACTCAATATACGGCTTCCGTAGATGGAGAAACGTCTATTAGTTTACCGGCTTTAGTTGGGAAGTCTATTCTTTCGGTTGATAAAGAAATTAAATATTTGTTTCCTGCGGAATATTCTTGGAATGCAGGAACGGCAATATTGACTTTAAACAGTGCATTGGCAGCAGGGCAAACTTTATTTATATTTTACCAAGAAATGATAACCGTAACACCATGAAAAAACTGATATTTATATTATTTGTTTTAATTTCTTTTTCTGGTTTTAGTCAATCTTACACTCCTATAAATGGATATTATCGTTTTACAGGAAGGTTAGGAGTTCCTCTTAAAGATACATTTTTAATGAGTTCGGCTGATTCTGGGATGGTTGTGATCAGACCTGCTGATTCTTCTTTATATTATTCTTATAATGGCAAATTAAATAAAACTTATTGGAAAAAGGTAGGCGGCAACGACAAGGCTTACTATACTATTCAACAATCTTCGGATAGCACTTATGTAACAATAAAAAGTATTGATGGTTTACAAGTGGACACAATACATTTTCAGGGGGGAAGTGGGATTATAAGTAATAATAGTTTTCCAAGAACGGTAGCGAAGTATTACGATACAACAACTATTACGGGTATAGGTTCTGATACGACTACGGCAATAAATTATACAGTACCCAATGACGGGTTAGTACACATCTATAATATTAAATATTGGACTAACGTAGGGGATGTTTACAATGTTTATTGGACTGATTTAAATGGGTTTCAGTCTTTTGTATTTAATAATTCTTCTTTTAATTTAAATAATTTTAGTGTTGTACCTATTTACGGAACACCAAACACTCAAATAATTATTTCAAATACAAATGCAGGGGCAAAGAAAAATTATATTTGGTTGGAAGAATCACAAAGATTTTAATATATAACTAATGAGAAAAATACTTTTTTTAATATTATTCCCTTGCTTAGTTCAAGCACAGAAAAATGTAGTTATTAAATTGCCTACGTTTGACACTACGACTTTAAATAGGAAGGTAAACTATACGGATACTGCGGCAATGTTGCTGCCATATCAAAGGGCTTTAACTGCAATGAAGTACAACGATACTGCGGCAATGTTATCTCCTTATTTACGTTCTTTCTTAGGGGTTAAATATTCTGATACTGCTACGATGCTTTCTAACTACCGTACTAATATTAATGCGTTAATTAGCGATTCAAGCTATCAAGCAGCACAAATTGCTTTAAGGGTTAAGTACGCGGACACTGCGTCAATGCTTTCTAATTATTACAACAAAACTTCTACGGATTCAAAATTAGCTTTAAAAGTAAATTATACAGATACTTCTACAATGCTAAGTCCTTATCAGCGTTATTTTAGTGCGGTTAAATATTCTGATACCGCTACAATGCTAAGCCCGTATTTAAAAAGTTTTCTTGGAGTTAAATACTCTGATACTTCAACGATGCTATCAAACTATTACAACAAAACGGCTTCTAATAGTTTAAATGCCTTAAATACAAAGTACACCGACACGGCTACAATGCTAAGTCCTTATCAAAGAAGTTTTTCAGCAATGAAATATTCTGATACCGCTACAATGTTATCGGCTTATTACAATAAGACTGCGGTAAATAGCTTACGAGCATTAGACGTTAAATATACAGACACGGCTTCCATGCTTTCTCCTTACGCAAGAAGTTTATCTTTAGGTGCTTACGTTCCCTACACGGGTGCAACAAGCAATTTGAACTTAGGAACTTACAACTATTACGGTAATAACTATTTTAATGGGTTTACAAGTGTTGCTGCTTCGGGTACCCTTATAACATTAACAACTTCTTCAACTCCTTCATATTTAATTACGGGTTCAGGCGGTCAGACAATACAACTTCCTAACGCAACCACACTCCCCAATGGTGCGATTTATTATTTCAACAATAACCAAACAACTGGGGCAATAAGCGTAAATAACAATAGTACAACTTTAGTTAAGTCAGTTCCTTCAGGGGCTTATTTGGCTTTAACTTTGATAGATAATTCAACAGCAGCAGGAAGTTGGGATGCCCATTTTGAGGCACCATCAAACGTAAGTTGGTCAACTAACACTTTAGATTATGCAGGTTCAATAACATCAGCAACTTGGAATGGTACTGCGGTGGCGATTTTAAGAGGTGGTACAGGGGCTTCGACTGCGGCTACGGCTTTAAGTAATTTGGGTGGTTTAGCAAAAAGCGATACGGCTACTATGCTATCTCCTTATTTAAGAGGTGTGGGATATGGTTTAAGTTCAACAAGTCAGTTTGTAAGTTCAGACACCACTAAGCTGATACCTTATACAGATACTTTAAAGAATTATGGTATGGCAAGTCAGTATTATGTATTGACTCATAGTGGAACTTATTCAGCAGGAAGGGGATTAAACTTAACGGGAAGTTCTTTCTCATTAGATACGTCTAAGTCTTATACATGGAATCCAAGTGTAACGGCTGCAAGTGCAATAGCAAGAGGTTCTTATTATACTCCTACATTAACTGCTGCTGCAAATAATGATGTATTGGTAGGATTGGATATAAATCCTACGTTTACTAATGGAGCTTTTACGGGCGTAACAAATTATGGATTAAGAATTGTTGGTTCTGATGCAAATATTAATACAGTTAGGGTTGGGCTAGGGGCAGGGGGAGATATTTATAGCATAGCAGTAGGTAATGGTGCATTAGCTGCAACTGCACAAAGTAATATTTGGGCAACGGCAATAGGTTATCAAGCATTAAATGCTTTAAATACTCAATATTCAGATAATGTTGCAGTAGGAATAAGAGCTGGACTTTTAGTAAATGCAGCATATAATGTTGCAATTGGTGGAGATGCTTTAAAATCTGCTACTACTGCCACACAAAATACTGCTGTTGGCTCAGCATCAATGTATTATGTAACTGGTAAAACAAACACAGCATTAGGCTATGCATCATTATATGGTACAAGTGGTTCAACAGCACAAGAATGTGTTGCAATAGGGGTTAATACATTAAAGACGGCAACAACAGGTAATTTTAATGTTGCAGTAGGTAGTACAGCTGGTAATAATGTTACAACTGGAAGTCAAAATACACTTATAGGTGCTTATGTTGGCGGTAATATTACAACTGGACAATTTAATACTTTTGTAGGTTCAAGTTACACTGGGGCTAGTATAAATCCAATATCAACTGGTAATTACAACACTATTATTGGTTTTACAAGTAATTCAAGCGGATTATCTGCTAGTAGTTCAAGTTTAGTTATATTAGCCGATGGATTAGGCAATCAGAGATTTGTATCATTTAGCACAGGAAATGTTTATATAGGAGCTGGTACCAGTTTACCAACAGACAATGGTATAGATAAGTTACAGGTAACAGGGAGTGGAAAGTTCAATGCCACTTCAACAGGTAACCCTGCTTTAACAGTTACAGGAACTATGACAGCATCAGGAGCTATAGCAAGAGGTGAATATAATAACACTACATTAGTAGCGGCTGCTAATAATGATGTACTAGTAGGTTTAGACATTAACCCTACGTTTACAAATGGTGCTTTTACAGGAGTGGCAAACTATGATTTAAGAATTGGTGCAGTTAAATCATCAACTGCTAGATTTATGAATTTTACATCACCTACAACGTCAGGAGTAGGTACAATTAGCACCGCAGCTAATAGTTTAGTTTTAGATGCAGGATATGGTGGAGTTTATTTATCATTTGCTGGAACAAATGCAGTCAATTTAAGTAGTGCAACAGTATTTAAACCTACAAATGATAATAATGTTTCTCTTGGTGGTGGAACAGCATCTTTTAGATGGGCAAATGTTTATTCAGTAAATGTAAGTGCTGATAATTATACTTTTCAAGGTAACACCGTATTATCACAATCAGCAGTCCCAACTGGATTTACATTAGATTTAACTAATAAAAATATAAAATTTTATAATAATTCAGTACAAACTGCCACTTTATTTAGCACAGGAAACTTAGCTATAGGTTCTACAACAGACAATGGTACAGATAAGCTACAGGTAACGGGTACAATAACACATCAAGGAGATAAGAATACTGCTACTCAAACAACAGTAAATGGTTCAACAAGTGGTACTGCTAAATACTCGCAACCCGAACAGGGTTCTTCCTACAAAAAAGTAATAGTGTATTGTGCTGCTCTTGTAGGTACTGCGGCTTATACTTTCCCTATTGCATTTACTCAAACCCCTGTTATATTAACAACCAATGGTTTAGCTGCGGCTTTAGTTACTTCTTTAACTACTACTGCAATGACTGTTACAGGAGCTACATCTACAGGATTTATAATATTAGAGGGATATTAAAATTTAAAACATAAACAAATGAAAAAAATCATCATCATTTTTGCAGTATTATTTAGCCTACAATCACAGGCACAAAAGGTATTATCAAAGGCTTTAGGGGATTCAATTATTGTTCCTACAGGGGCTTTTGAAGTTCAGCCTATTATCGTAGACGCTTTAGGGGATTCAGCACGTTCATTTTCTTGGGTAGCTATTTCCGTAACAAGAGATACCACTACGGGATTTAACACCTATTGCCAAGCCTACACCTCAACAGGGGTTTCAGTTTCGCAGTTCAACTGTTATGTTCCAAAAGAAATTGCTAACTTGTGGGCAGTAGACCCTTCACCAATAGACGATTTTATTCTTTCTAAGTACCCACGTTTTATAAAGGTTAAATAAATTATATGAAAGTATCTCTTTTAGTATTAATGTTTTTTATTGGGTTTAATTGCTATTCTCAATACCCTAAAGGTTTACCTTCTCCTTCTAGTAATGGATGGAGTAAAGTAGGATACTCACAAGCTGATAGTGGAATGATTCAAATACAAAGAGATACTTTCTATGCTAAGTATCCAACGGTTATTAGGTATTTAGATGGCAATCTTTGGCAGACTTTAGGTAACGGTGCAAGATGGACTACCTTAAAAGGTTCTTCTATTGCTTCAATTTATGCAGGCAATGGTTTAATCAAAGTGAACGATTCAACTTTAAGAGTAGATACTTCTTCAATAGCTACAAGACTAAGGGTACAAAAAGGTATAGATAGTTTAGGGGGAGTTTCTGTTAAATATACAGACACATCTAGTATGCTAAGTCATTATTTTAATATGACAGCTATTAATTCACTACTAGCATTAAAAGTTAATTACACCGATACAGCTAGTATGCTAAGTAAGTACTACAATCAAACTGCAATTAATTCAAGATTAGCCTTAAACGTAAATTACACAGATACCTCATCTATGTTAAGTGGTTATTATCGTTCTACTAACCCATCAGGATATATAACATCATCAGCAATTACAGGCAAGGTAAATTATACCGATACCTCAACAATGCTAAGCCCATACTTACGTTCATTAAATGCAAGTACCACATATTTAACTCAAAGTAATGCTGCATCTACTTATTACCTACAAACTAATCCTAGTGGTTATATAACTTCATCAGCAATAACGGGTAAAGTTAATTACACAGATACCGCTACAATGTTAAGTGCTTACTACAATAAAGGAGTAAGCGATGGAAGGTTTGTCCATTTAACAGGAAATGAAACTATAGGTGGTACAAAGACTTTTAATACAAGCGTAAATATTGTTGCTACAAATAATGGTGATGCTTATATCCTAAATGGCATGGATTATAGCAATACTTATCATATAGCTTATTTAGGACAAACAGGAACTAATACAGGTTATTTAGCACTAGCTGATAATTTAGGCAATAAAGCAACTTTTATTAATGGTAATGGGTATTCAAAAATTAACGATAACCTTTATAACCCTTATGGAGTAGGTATTGGTTATTCATCGGATAATGGTAGTGGTGCAAAGTTGCAAGTTAACGGTGGAATTTATGGTTCGTCATTAACTACAACAGGTAATGTAGAGTCTACAGGTGAAGTATATTCTAACACTAAACTAAAGACATCGGGTAATGTAGAACTTACAGTTGATAACACAGGGTTATATAACACAGCATCAGGCTTTACATTTAAAGCACAAGCATCTAATTCTGGGTGGTATACACCGAACAATTTGCTAGCGAATGCTTTTGTAAAGATTGGCGGCACGTCTAGTCAATATTTAATGGCTGATGGTTCAGTAACTACTACAAGCGGATTATTTACTTACAATGCAACTGACCCTAATGGCAGCAATGGTTCTAGTTATACACCTTCAAATTATCCCGTTGCATTAGAAATGGGTGGTTTTTACGGTGGTTATATTTCAGTAACAACAAGTTCTTTTACAGTAAATGGTAACTATAGATTAATTGAATTAAAAACTGGTGCTTCAAGTGTAAATGTTACTTCTGCGGCAACAGGACAAGATTATTTTATATTTAATTCTACAGGTTCAGCAATTTCTATATCATTTACATTGAAAGACTTAACAGGTGCTACATTGACAACTATACCTGCTAATACTTCTTACCATATTTTCTATAACGGAACCAACTATATTAAAATATAACGATATATAATTGCTATTGAATAATTAATTAAATTTGTGAGGTGGAAAAAGAATTAATCATAATGGAACAAAGGCTAACTAACATGGAAGAGAAACTATCTGAAGTGGAGAATAAAATTGACACTATAGACAAAAAGTTAAATCAAGTTGTGGAAGCCCTTGTCGGAAATGATATTGCTTCATCAAAAGGTATTGTAGGTGATATACAATATGTAGAACAAAAGGTTCAGGAACACGAAGATATTGTAAAAAGAATCAGATACACATGGTTTATAATAGCTGCTATTGGGGGTATTGTATCTTTCATAGGTAAGGCAATTATTGAATACTTAATAAACAAAAAATAAAAGCATGAAAAAGATATTATTTTTATTAGGAGTTATTTTCCTATTATTCAGCACAAGTTTATTTGCACAAACATTTCTTCAGGTTCCAGGGTTTGATATTTTTGGATACTTAGTAGGTTTAATACCTGTAAAGTATCAGCCATTAGTATTTGTGAT